AGTTTAGCGTCTGTTACTGTTACTCGCCAGCGTTTAGTAAAGTCAAGACTTTTTAGCTTCTCTATAAGCTGAGGTAAGTTGTCTTTGGTTAATGCCCACTTTATCATCTCTCCATCCTTTCGTTTTAAATACTTGTCCGTCTTTAGAAGTTGCTTTGTATTGAATGTCATCTCCAAATACTTTTTTGCATTGCTTGATAAATTCATTTATGGTCATCTTGGTGGACTCTCGTTATATCGTAAACCTTTTTGGTCAAACCAAAAGTTAAACGAACCTTCCCATTGTGCATTACGCTGCTTCTGAACAAAGACCTTTGCATCTGGAATAATCTTTAACTCGTCATCCGAAGTCTTGCCTTCTTCTATTAACTTTTCTTTGTATCTGTTACGCCATACACAAATAATATTATCACATAAGTTACGAATATGCGAACTTCCCATAATGTTTGTAGCGTCTGGTATCTCTGACTCGTCTTTAAGTTTTCTAGTATGTGCTACTAAAAAAATACTTACTTGTAAATCACGTGCTATAACCGCTAAACTATTTGTCAGTCTTTTCTGTCCATCTAATGACTCTTCAGACACGTCATCCAATTTCATAAGACTGTCAATAATAAAAACATCAACTCCCAATACATGCTTTCCATAATGCAGAGTTGCTATCATGTCTTCTGACTTAGTGCTTCCTGTTTGGTCGTATATATATAACTTGTCTTTAGCTCTATCACAAAACTTACGAATGTAATCATCTGTTGGCTCTGGTGAACCTAATGCTTGGGTAATCATTCTAGCTAATGTAAGCACAGGTCTCATTTCTAAAGAAGCTATTAAACATTTAGTATTTTGTTTCATCATAGACAATACAACTTGTGATAACCACATTGACTTACCATGACCTGATACACCAGTAAGAATTGTTAGTTCCGAAGCCCTAACCCTGAACTTATCTTCCGTCTTAATCCAGCCAAGCGATTTGCCACTATGAACTTCCTCACTAAAATACTTGACCAAGTCATCAGCAAATATATCCGTACCTTTAACCTTAAACTCTGCATGTCCATACCCCTCGTTATAAAATTCTTGAACTGTTGATTGGCTAACTGTTAGTTTATCTATTACTTCACCTATGTTCACTAGATGCCACCTTCCCAAACTTTACGGATGTTTGTAACAGTTCCATCATCCCATCTTTCTTGGTTAAGTAATGTCATAGGTGCTGGCACGAACCCTTCTTTCCACGATTTAGTTTCTTTCATCATATTGACATAGCCTATAACTTTATCAGCTATTAAGTCAAGGTCTTTTGCTTGCCATTTTTCTAAACAACCCTTCTTATTATTTTTACGAACATTTGGATATGTATTCCAGAACTCTTCAAACCGCACAATGGGTTTTATTATCTTATCTCTATCTAATCTACTCTTATCTGTTATAGTATTTGTATAGACTTGCTCTATACTTTCATTTCTTATTAGCCAAGTATCTAATTCCTTTACTAATTTTTCTACAAAACTGATAGGTTTTCTAAATCTAAAGGCAATATCTGACACTTGTGGTAATTTGCCATTTGACTCACTAGCTAAACACCATAATTTGAATAAAGTTGCCTGTTTTATATCATCCATTTTCATAAAATCAGGGTCATTTAAAATATCACGACCATAGCATTTAAACCACTTCATATCACTTTTATGCTTGTAATGCTGGTACTTATCCCAATTTTTAATACGCATGCTGCTCTCCTTTGTTAGTAATGCCAAAAAAGATTATCATGAATAAAATCTATAAGCAAACTATTTTTTATATAGAAAATACTTGACAGGTGTTTTTTATAGGTTTAATGTTCAATTGTCAACTTTAGGAGAGAGACATGAAAATTTCAACAATGATAGTATTATCAGTAGCATTTTGGGCTTATGTATGGCTTTGCTTGCAAATAATGGGCAAGTTAGCAGGAGCAATATAATGGAAAGACATTTAGACCCAGATGCATATTTAGATGATATGGAAAGACTTGAGCAAAAAGAATTAGAAGCAGAGCATTTATTAGAACAACAGGAGAAACATGATGACTAATTGGGGATGGGATAAAGATAGACATAATACTTGGTATAACCAATGGCATTATAAAACACCTAGAAGTTATCGTGAAAGATATGGTGTTGACTATAAACATGACGATACAGAACATCAAGAAAATATAACAACAAATATCTTGACTGTCATATTAGTTTTAATTATAGTGGGGATGTTATGTCTACAGAACTAGAACACATATCAGTAATACTTAAAAGACTAACTGAAGAACTTAAATTAGATAACGACAAATGGGAGAGAGAAAATGGAAGACCAATTTTACCAACAAGTGATGCAGGAATTGCACGAAATTCAGACCAAACAACAGGAGAGAATAAATGAGCATTCATAAAAAATTAATGCAAGCAAGATTAAAGTTACAAACAGCAGACCTTAAAAAGTCTGGTCATAATAAATTTGCAGGATACAAGTATTTTGAGTTAGGTGATTTTTTACCTACTATTCAAGAAATTTCTAATGAGGTGGGTATCTGTGGCACAGTAACATTTTATACAGATATAGCAATTCTTACTATTACAGACATGGATGATGCTACACAGTTTATTGAGTTTAAATGTCCTATGTCTTCAGCAGCTTTAAAAGGTTGTCATGATGTGCAAAACTTAGGTGCAGTTCAAACATATCTTCGTAGGTATTTATGGACCAATGCTTTTGAGATAGTAGAACATGATGCTATTGATGCTGCAAAACCTATAGAACCAGAAGAAGTTGAAATGACTGAGTCTCAATTAGGTAAATTTAAAACACAATTAGAAGAAGCATTAAAAGAAGGTAAGCTAAAAGAAGCATTCTTTAAACTACCAGAAAATGCTAAAACTCAATTACGTGATTATGCTAATGAACTCAAGAAGTCTGCATGAGTCATTTAACGGACAATAGACGTCATAATATTATTACAGCTAGTAATGCTTGGTCTGCTGTATATGAAAGACAAAAGTTATGGCGTCAAATGACTTTAAGAGAAGCTCCATTTGAAGGTAATGAAATGACTGAATGGGGTAATCTTAATGAACATCTTGCTATTTGTGAGTTTGAAAAAGCTATGGGAGAGATTACTGAAACTGGTAATAAGTTAATTGTACATCCTGATTTACCATTGGGTGCAAGCCCAGATGGGTTCTTAAACAGGCTGCCAATAGAAGCAAAATGTCCTTATAGCCAGGAGTTTTATGGTATTATTCCAGACCGTTATTACTTCCAAACACAGTTACAAATGGAAGTATGTGGTTCTCCAAGATGTTACTTTGTAGTGTGGACACCAAAAGGAATTACTATACAAATTATTGAAAGAAGTAAAGAATGGTTTGACTGGTATAAACCTTTAGCGTTAGAATTTATGAAGTTTGTAGAAGATGATGTAGAACCTACTCGTTGGAAACGCAAACCCATATTTGATATAGATTTAAAAGAAGATAAATTATTATTTCCAAAGGAGCAATAAGATGGCTGAATACGACAATACAAATACGTTTACATTATTTAAGAATGACAAAGGTGATAATCCTAAACGACCTGATTATACAGGTACTGCTAATGTAGATGGTATTGAGTTTAGAATTAGTGGCTGGATTAGAGAAGGTAAGAACGGTAAGTTTATTAGTGGCTCTGTGCAACTAAAAGAAACTCAGGGGGAAGTAAGAAGTGCACCGGCTGTTGAAGGTGCAGATGAGGATGTTCCTTTCTAGGAGCATCCCCAATTGCTTATAACTATTTGTTCATTACGTACATAGTTACTTCAAAGCCAAAACGCATTTCTGTAGCTGCTGGAGTTGTCCACATGGTATTTATCCTTAAGTAATATATTATGCTTAATTGCACAATATAATGGAATTATACGCTTATGTGGGTTTGCTCGACACAGGATAATCATTAGAAAGGTATCATGGATATACATATTTCAGAACATGATGTACATTGTATAGCGACTGCTGTTTATACAGAAGTCAACATGCAATCACTAGAAGAAAAGCTAGGGGTTATTAATGTCATTATGAACAGAGTTAGGTCTAAAAGATTTGGTCGTGATGTGTGTGAAGTAGTTTATGCTAGAGGACAGTTTATTGGCATAGAAAACATGATGAAAGCTAATGAAAAGAACATAGACCAAGAAACACTATTAAAGACTAAGTTACTTGTAATAGATACATTATTCTTTAAAAAGCATGCAAACCCTGTAGGTAATAGTCTATACTTTCATGACGATAGTGTAGATATGAAATATATCTGGGATAAGAAACCGAACAAAAAAATTGGAAGGATGGTGTTTTACTAATGGCTAAAAAAGAACCTGTAGCATGGCTTTATGAGGAATTTGATGTTAAGTCTGGTGACCTAAAAAAGTCTTATTTATGGTCATTTCATCCTAACCAACTTTCATATTTAAACGACTTAAAGAATACAACGCATCATATTAAGATAACACCATTAATTCCTGGTGAACCTGTAGAAGAATATAAAGGATTATCTAAGTACGATAGTAAGAAACTAACGGAGGCACATGGTGGACTCTAAACCACTTACTCAAGAAGAAATTATAAAGGTATATAAAGAAGCATTTGGATACGGTAGTCAGGTAATAACGATTGACAAGATATTTAAGTTTGCTAGACTTATAGAACAATTGCATGGAGTAAAAGATGTACACTAAACTAGACGACCAACGACAAGCAAAGTTTGTTATAGGATATATTACTGCACATCCTGGTTGCAGCATTAAAGAAATTGTGCAAGAATGTGTCATTTCAAGGTCAAGGTTAAAATACTTGGAAAGTGAAGGGTACTTGATTTTGCCTAAGTGGACTTACAATAACACATTAGATAAACGATTTAAAAATAGAACGTACGTATCTGTAACTGTAGGTAGGGAGTATGGAAAATGGGACGAGCAGAAAAGATATTAGATGTAATAGTATGGCTGTTAGTTTTTGGTGGTATGGGTTGGTTTGCTTATGGTTGTTATCAGTTAATTGATTTATTTTTTTTAAGGGGATAGTTATGGTAGATATGGTGAATAGACCTCCACATTATTTAGTGGGCGGAATTGAAGCAATAGATGTAATTAAGAGTCGTTTAACTAAAGAAGAATACATTGGGTATCTTAAAGGCTGTAAGTTAAAGTATGACTTACGCTATCCATTTAAAGATAATCCACAACAAGATTTAGAAAAGTCTGATTGGTATAAGCATAAGCTATTAGAAGCTACTAGAGACGAAGATGCTGTAAACCCACCTGAAGTGGAAGCTATCTTAGAAAGATTTGATGATGAATAAAACCTATTGGGTATTTATTGTGGTATTAGCTGCATTAGCTATTTGGGGAACAGAAAAGGCTATGGCTCAAACTACGACTATATTAGCGCCAGATGGGTCTGTAACCGTCTGTCAAGTTTATAATGGTACTGTAATTTGTGTCTAATGCTATGCGTAATTCGTATGCTAGTCATACAGACTTTGGCTTTTTAAGAGGTGTAATACTAGAGAATCCAAAAGCTATGCCATCTAATATTGACATGGTTTTTGAAAGACGTGGAAACTTTCTTATTGGGGAGTGGAAGCGTGAGAATGAAGATATATCTCTAGGTCAAAAGATACTGTTAAAAGCATTAGCAGACCAAGATAAGTTTACTGTGTTAGTTATAAATGGATATAGTGATGATACAGGAACTGAAGTAAATAACTTTTATAAAGTTACCCAAAACAAACTTGCTATTCTTGGTAATGGTGTAGAAGGATTAAAGGACTATATAGACGCTTGGTATCAATCATCCATTGGTGTTAATTCACCGTAGATAGCTAGTTCTTCACCACTTATTTCTATCATGCTATCGTCATCTAATGTGATGACTATAGTGCTATCGCCATGTAATGCTTCACAAGATACAATCACTCTGCCTAGCATGTGATTACAAATAATTTCTACTTCTGACCGTTGCATAATTGTCCTAAGAAACATGACCATTCCAACGCCCATTCTCTTTTAATACCATAGGCATTAGCTTTGGTTGACCGTTAATAATAACTCCACAACCTACAATGAAACGACTCTTAAAGTTTTTAGCATAATCAAATGCCATAGACTTTTGATGTATTAAACATCCTACTTGCATACCCCAAATAAGAGCATCTGGGTTACTGTAATAACCAATACTAAATTTAGTGTGATAGTGACCCTGTACCGTATTCATTCCATACTGCTGGGCTACCTTTAAAACGTCAGCAGATAGACCATGAGTAAAGAAACATCTAGAGTTATCACTTAGGGTTATGGTGTGGTCATCTACCCATTCCCAGCCCTTTCCAACGCCTAAGAACTCATTGTAATGCTTTAGGTAGGCTTTAGGCATACCATACTTTAATGCTCTGCGATAAACTAAAGAGCTATGGTTAGAGTGAACTAAGACCATCTTAGGGAATATCTTTTCTAATTCTTTTACATGCTTCTTAGACTCTTCTAATTCATGTCCAGCAGAGTATAAGTCTGGGTTATGTTCGTGCATAGAGATAGCGTG